CTTGCTATCTTTTTTGAAGATGCTAGAAAAGCAGCAGATGAAATGCACGCGACGCTTCCAGCCCTGGATGTGGACGATGATGCGCTAGAGGCAGAACTTGCCGAGGCGCAAAGGCGGAGCATCGAGTTTTTCGAGCGGCAGGACAGGGAGGCAGCAGAGGCGCGGAAGCGCGAGGATGCGGAGTTCGCGGTTGCGATTTGAGCCTTGCCAATTCTGCGTTCACGGGTTAGCCGTTCGCAAATGGCAGTATCGCCCACAACGGGAGTCCCTTTGCAAATCGAGTGCGGAAACACGTCCGCCTTCCTGCTGAATTATCCCGATTACCCGGTCGGGACATACGTGCTGACGTTTGTGCTTTCAGCGGGCACGGCAGCGCCATCTTCTACGACAGCGACTACCAGCGGGACGAATTTCCTCGTGACGCTCAGCGCAGCGGCAACGACGGCACTCACACCCGGCGTCTATCAGTGGGCGGCCTATGCGACGAGCGGAAGCACGCGCTACACTGCGGCAACTGGCAAAATCACACTCATGCCAAATCTCGCAGCCACGCAGACCGCGAGCTTCGCGCAAAGCATGGTCACGCTGCTGCAAACCGTTCTCGCCGCATTCGCTGCGACCGACAAGCGCATCGTGGATTTCAACGGCCAGAGGTTCGAGCGATACGCGATAAAGGACTACCAAACGCAATACACCTACTGGAAGGCTGCGCTGATTTCCGAGCAGGCGGCACTTGCGGCACAGCGCGGCGAGGGAACGGGAGGGCGCATCGTCGCGCAGTTCCTACCGTCGAGTGACGTGACGCCGATTTACAATCCCACGGCATGAAAAAGCGCGCAAAAAAGACAGCATCAAAAGACGGGCATCCGCTCGCCGTGCGCGGATACCGCGAGGCCGCAGCCGTTGGTGGTGGAGTCAATAATGATTGGCCGCTGTCCATGCTCGGCGAAGATTCAGACGTGTGGCAGAACGCATGGGCGCTCACGAGCCGCGTGCGAGATTTGTTCCGCACGAACCCGACTTATCAGAGTTACCGCGAGACATTTTGGGCGAACGTGTATGGCAGCAACGGCATCATGCTTCGCTCCACCGTGAAGGAAAATGAGGATCGCGTTGTGCATTCCGCCGATGAGAAAAAGGCGATCCGCGCCTTCGAGGAGCGCCGCAACCGCGTGCTTGAATGGCTGGATGGAAAACAGGGCATCGAGTTCAAGCAGCGTTCATTTCTCGACGTGCAAGGCACGAACGGCAGTCGCGTAGCAACGATCAAGGTCGGTCAGCCGGATGTTTTCGCGCGCCAGCTTATCGAGCGCAAATGGCGCGACTGGCAGCAGGCGAAGTATTCCGATTCGCGTGGCACACGCGACTACCATACACAGCGACTTCTTCGAGGTATCAGCGCAGTGCGCGACGGCGATTTCTTCATCCGCATGATCAGGGACACGAGTGCCGGTTTCCGTTCGCACAATCCTTACGGATTCACCTTGCAGATGATCAATGCGGAATGGTGCGACCGTTTTTTCAACGGCCAGCTTCCGAACGGAAACGAGGTTCGGATGGGAATCGAGTATCAACAAAACTCGTGGGGACTCGGAAAGCCGGTTGCGTATTACTTCATCAAGCGACAGCCGAACGACTGGCAATTCAGCATTCCCGGCGCGTTCAATTTCAGCAGTGGAAATCTTCACGTCCGAATCGCAGCGGATGAAGTCGTGCATTGTGCCCGCCCCGTGGACGCTGAGAGCACGCGCCCCGCGCCGTGGGTCGCAAGCACTATCCCGAAGGCGCGGCAGCTTGATCAATACGAACTCGCCGAGGTCATCGCGGCCCGCGCGCAGGCGTGCAAAACTGGCGTGCTTTATTCCGACATCGTTCCAGAGGGAGGAACTGGCGGAATGGAGATTGATCCGAAGACATCGCTCCCGACCCAGGCGCTTTCACCGGGCGACATCATGGCGTTAAAATACGGCGTGAAATACCAGGAGGTCAACCCGACGCATCCGAACGGCAATGCAGAGAACTTCCGCAAGATGATGATGCGCGCCCAATGCGCGGGAATGCCCGGAAGCTCTTACCCGACGATGGCCCACGACTATGAGGCGATCAATTTCTCCGCCGGTCGTCTCGCGCGCCTCGACAGCAACGAGCTTTTCAAGATGATCCAGACGTGGGACATCAGTGGTGCGGAAAATACCATTTTCGAGAACTGGCTGGAGACTTCGCTAATCACAGGCGCGATTCCATTGCCGCTCGCGAAGTTCGACAAGTTCAACAGCAAGACGTTCCAAGGCCGGCGCTGGCGCGGTGTGGACGAAAACAAGGAGGCGACCGCCGCCGCGCTTCGTGTTGCCAACAAATTCAGCAGCCGCACGCGCGAGAACGCGGACGTTGGAAACGACTTCGAGGAAATCGTCTTTGAACTCGCGGAGGAGGAAATGCTGCTGGAGAGCTTCGGACTTAGTTCGATGCTGACGGTTGAAAAACCGCCGAAGGAAATTCAATACGATGAGGAGGAAGGCGTTGAAGACGATGCAACTCCCACAAAGAAGCCAGCGAAGAAAAAATCAAACCGCCTAGATCATGTCTAAGCCAGCGATTTCACGAAAAAAGAAAAAGCCGATCCGCCGCCCTGCGGACTTGACAACTTCGCACCGCGACCCTATCGGGCTTTCCACGCGATGAAAAAGACACTCAAAATACCAGAGCAACTTTTCCGCACGGCATCCGTGACGCTCACGAAGACCGCGAAGGAAGGCGACGAGGAAGAAATGTGCATGAGCATTTCGAGTGATGAGCCTTACAAGCGTTACGACTGGATGGCGGATGAGGAATACTTTGAAGTCCTCGACCACTCGGATGGAAGCGTGGATGATGCGCGGCTCAAAAACGGTTTGCCGATCCTTTTCAACCACGACAGAAATCAGCATCTTGGTCGCGCAACGGACTACATCAACGACGGGAAAAAGATTACCGTCAGCGGAATTAAATGGGCGTCGAGCGAGTTTGCGCAGGAGAAGAAAAAAGATGCACTCAGCGGCGCGCTTCCCGACACGAGCGTTGGCTATCGCATTCTTGACGATGGAATTTGCATCGGTGAGAAAGACGGCATCCCGATCTACAAATTCAAATGGGCACTTCACGAGGCATCGCTCGTTACAATTCCGGCGGACATTACCGTTGGCGTCGGTCGGCATCGCGCCGCAGACAGTCCCATAAATTTGATAGAAATCTCAGTTCTGAGAAAAGAAACTGTTGACTCACCCGAAAAAACCGATACAACCCGCACAACTCCTATGGCCGATCCAATCACTCCGCCCACTGAAACGAAACCCACCGTCAACGTCGTCGAGGAGCGCCAGCAGGCGACCCGCACCGAACGCGAGCGTGTCAAGCGCATCAACGATTATGTGAGCGCGCTGAAAAAGCCCGAATGGAAAACCGCCGCATCCGAGGTCGCGGTCAAAGCCATTGAATCCGGCGACGACTTCGACACCTTCCGCACGAATGCGCTGAACAGCTTCGAGGGCGTCACGCAGGCCGTGCAGACCTCCGAGATCGGAATGAGCGCGAAGGAACTCAAGAACTACTCGCTCGTCCGCGCCATGCGCCAGCGTTACCTCGGCAAGCCCCTGGACGGTCTTGAAAAAGAGGCCAGCGACGCAACCGCGAAGCTCATCGGTCGCGAGGCAGACGGATTCTTCATCGCCGAAGACTGGAGCAACCGCAGCTTGCAGGAAATCCACGGCATCAGCCAGCGCACGCTCACCTCCGGCAACTTCACGAGCGCGGGCGCGCTCATCGGCACTGACCTTCTCGCCGGCTCGCTCATCGAGCTTCTCCGCAATAAGACGGTGATGCTTTCCAGCGGCGTCACGGCGCTCGGCGGTCTCGTCGGAAATGTCGCGATTCCACGTCAGTCCGGCGGTGCGACGGCTTACTGGCTGGCAGAGGGCGGCACGGTCACGGCTTCGGATCAGACGTTCCAGCAACTCGGCCTCACTCCGCACCGTCTCGCGGCGCAGACCGCTTACGACAAGCAGCTTCTCGCGCAGTCCTCGATTTCGGTCGAGGCGATGGTGCGCAACGATATCGCGCTCGTGATGGCGATCAAGAAAGACCTCGCGAGCATCAGCGGCACAGGCGCAGGCGGCGAACCGCTCGGCATCATCAACACTGCCGGCGTCGGCACCGTTACATTCGGCGCAGCCGCGACGTGGGCCAAAGTCATCAGCTTCGAGACGGCGCTCGCCGTCGCAAACGCGGATCAGACCGGGATGCCCATCTGGGTCACGACTCCCGCAGTGCGCGGCGCGTGGAAAGTCACCACGAAGATCGCTTCTTCGCAATACAGCAACTTCCTATGGGATGTTGACAACACCGTTAACGGCTACGCCGCGAAGGTGACGAATCAAGTGCCCTCCGACAAGGTTCTGTTCTTCGTTCCAAGCGAAATCATTGACGCGACTTGGGCCGGCATTGATGTGGTTGTGAATCCTTACAGCCTCGACAGCACCGGCCAGATTCGCACCACCGTTCAGATGTTCGCCGACATCGCCGTGCGCCACGCCGGAGCGATGCAGGTTTCGACCGATTCGGGCGCTCAGTAATCCTCACCCAAAAACACCATGCGAATCCAACTCACCCGCGACTGCGTGATCGGCCCTTCCGATGACCGCAACAACCCGAAATGTGGCAAGGCAGGTCAAGTGATTGACACGCCGGAAAAGAACGCAAAGGAACTCCTTCGCGTCGGCGCGGCCACGGACAAGATCACCGCCAAGTAATCGAACACCATGAACATCATTGACCTCAAAAATTCACTCACCCGCGCGACCGTCAGCAACATCGCAGCGAACACATCCACCGTCACAAGCTCCGGCGTTGACCTCCAGAGTTACATCGGGCAGGTCGTGGTCGCGCAGCTTGTTGGCACCGTGAGCGGAACTTCGCCCACGCTCGACGGCAAAATCCAGTCGAGCACCGACAACTCCACATGGGCGGACGTTTCTGGCGCGACCTTCACTCAGGTCACGGCGAGCAACAGCGCGCAATACATCGCGGTGGACACCCGCGTTGCCAACCGCTACATCCGCTACGTCGGCACCATCGCCGGCACGACGCCGAGCTTCACGTCGGGCGTGTTCGTCACCGGACAGAAGCAGGTTCAGTAAGTTTCTTGGTTCGTTCATACGGGGCCGCATCCGACTTCATGCGGATGCGGCCTCTTTTCTAAAATCTCAACACACTTAAAGCAATGGCCGCAATCTCCATCACCGCAGCGAACTTCCTTCCCTCAGCAAACGCCGTATGGTCTGCGCCCATCGCGCTCGGCGCAACAGTCACAATCGGGCAAACCGTATATCTCGACAGCGCGACGAATACGCTCAAGCTCGCTGGCGCGGCTTCCACCGCGGCAGTTGCGGCGTGCGTCGGCTTGGTCGAGGCGGCAGGTGCAGCCGGCCAGCTTCGCCGCTACCTAATCCGCGACCCCGCGCTCGGCCTCGGCGCTACGATCCTTGCAGGAGACGACGTGTGGCTTCACACCACCGCCGGATCAATCACAAAGACCATCGGCGACCTCACGAGCGGAAATTACAAGTTCCACTTCGGGACGATGACTTCGACGACCGTTCTTGACTACCGCATGAGCGGCCCTGGACTCGTGGCGTAAGCGGCCTTCCGCGCCCGATACTTCCGCCAGCGCGACGCCACGGCAGCGCGCCGAGCCTCAATCGCCCGCAGGCTCATTGTCTTCTTGACGCCGGCGGATTTCTTTCCGAGCGCAACCGCGTGATGGCATTTTTTCTTGCTCATAATTTTCTTCCTGCGCGAGCCTTCATCGCGGCAGCACCGTTGCGCTTTGCGCGACAATGACGGCATCGAGGTTGGCCGGCGATCATGTAAGACTTCCCGCATTCGTGGCAAAGCTCACCGCGAGGCTTTGAGGAATCAGAGCGCGGATGCGATTCGGTCATGGGATTTCGGCTGCGGCATCGTGACGATATTTGACGGCTGCACGTCCATTGGCGATTTTACACGCAGCGTCAGTTGCGGCAGGCAATGCGCGTAAATCTGCGTTGTGGATATATGCGCGTGACCAAGCAATGCCTGCACGTCTTGAATCGCAGTTCCAGCCATGAGCAGCGAGGTTGCGAATGAATGGCGGCAGGAATGCACCGTCACCCGCTGATTTCCTCCCCATTCTTTCACGGCAACTGACAGCGCCTTCGATAACGTGCTCTCATGCAGATGATGCCGGCGAACGATTCCAGTGCGCGGACATTGCGATTCTGTTCGTGCAGCCCACACCCAGAACCATTGCCAGTCTTTACCGTTGAACTTGTCCGATGGAACTTGGACGCCTTCACGGTTGCGGCGGCGATCCGTCTCCCAAATCCGCCGCATATCTTGAATCTGTTCGCGCAATGTAGGAATTACCGAATCCGGCAGAATAGTGACGCGATCCTTCGCTCCCTTTCCTCCGCGAACCGTCAGCGTCTTTGCCGTGAAATCTACGTCCTTCACACGCAATCTCGTCAATTCCATGTTCCGAACGCCGCTTCCGTAGGCGACCTCGGCCATGAGCCGCTGAATGCCATGAATATGACCGATGAGCGTCATCATGTCGTTGTGAGGCAACCACACCGGGAGGCGCTTCGGTCGCTTCGCCTGCGCCCATACTCCAAGCTGCCCAAGTGGTTTCTCGATGACGTGCTTGAAATAGAATACGATTGCGTTAAGCGCCTGCATCTGCGTCGCAGCCGCCCAATGCTCCGCGTCCCGTTCCAGAAACGCCCGAACCATTTCCGTCGCGCTGATAGATTTCCAGTCTTGTTGCGAAAAACAGAACCGAAGAAATCTCCCGATCCATCCTTCATAAGCGCGCTCCGTCGAAAGGCTGTATTTCATCGTCCTGCAAACGACGCGCAGCTTCACAAGTCGGCATTCAATTAGTTCAGAAGTTTTCATATTGATGTGAAAGTTTTCCGATCAATCATCTGTTCGGCGTCATAGCGTGACGTCGCTGGTTAGTTCGTTCCCCCATGCAGACCAGCCTTCCGCACGTTGGCGGGCGAATAGCTCGATTCTCGGCACATCGCCCATGAGTTCCACGATACGGTCGCGGACTTCCGGTGGTTTCTCGCTGTGTTCCCGCACCGGCGCATAGACCACTTGCTTCACGCTGGCACTCTGCCGCTTCGGATTTCCTCGCACACCGATGAGGCAGTATTCGGTGTTCGAGCGCGTCCACATTCCCATCCCCATGAAGTCCTTGATGGTGGGTTGCGGTATCATCGTCAGTTGGTTCACCTGCTCGC